GGTGAGAACAGCCCAAGTGTAGAGAGCGGCACCCACAGGTATCTTCCTAAGCGTTAATTTCAGTTAACGCCAATACAAGACAATAAAAATTAATTTCTTGATCAACAACAAACGCGGATCTATACATATATTCCCCAATAGTTATCAACCATAGTTTCTTTTGTTGTTCGGATAATGAATAGTTACCCTCACAAACATTATCAAATAACGACTTCATAAGTAGACTGTAATCCCCGTGAAACGTCTCCTCATTTTCTATAACATGTTTTCTTGCATTAAATACTTTTTTACTAACAATAAACGTTATTAGTTTTATAATAAAGTCGTCCTTTACATCAAGGGACGGTATAGTTAATATCCCTATAGTACTAAATTTTTGCAATTCATTAATACACTTTCGTATATCTGGAAAATATTTTCTAATTAACCCAATTAACTTAACTTTATTTTCTTCATCAACTTTAATATTCTCAGCCTTTAGAATAGTATAACAACGCTTTACAACCTCTTGTAAGTTAGGCTCTAAATCTATAAACTGGCACCTACTTTGAAGAGGTGCAATAACTTTGTGTTTGTAATTGCACGTTAAAATAAATCTACAGTGGCCGGCATATTCTTCCAATACATTTCTTAAGGAACGTTGCGCTTCAATTGAAGCCATTCCATCTATTTCATCTAGCAATACTATTTTTTTCTTACCGTTAAAACTCTTAGTTCTACTAAAACTAGTTATATCATTTCTTACCGCGTCTATGCCTACTTCAGAGCAATTTTGATAGATGTATTCAGCCTCTAGTGTGTTAATAAGAACTTTTGATGTAGTTGTTTTGCCTATTCCTTGATGACCGCAGAACATTAAGTTAGGTATTTCATCATTCTTAATAAAAGATGTTAGTATTTTTCTAGTTTCTGAAGACAGTATAACCTCGTCTATAGTTTTAGGTCTGTATTTTTCAACCCAAAATTTATCTACATCCATTTTATTTACCGCTACTTCCGAAGCCTTTTTCACCTCTGTCAGTTTGTTCTACTTGACCCCACCCCACAACCATGTGAATATTATAATGAACGATTAATTGTGCAATTCTATCGCCTTTCTTCACTTCATATTGCTCTTGACGATGATTGTAAAGTAATACCCCAAGATCTCCTCTGTAATTTTGATCTATGATCCCGGGGTGAGCTAAAATACCACTCTTAAAGCTAAGACCGGATCTAGATCCCACTTGCAACCAGTAGCCTGGCTCTAGATAGGCAAGTTTTAAACCAACTGGCACGACTGCTTGACCAAGCCCCGGTATAACCGTATTTTCTACCGCTGCTAAATCCCACCCAGAGTCAGTATCAAAGTTCTTTTTTGGTAATTGGGCATCTGGGTGAGTCTTTTCAAATTTAATAGCAGGTAAATAAGGTGGTAATGACGACATACCTAAATTATAAGGTATGGTATAATATTTTCAACGTATAAATATAGAATGGAAGATAATGAATTTAGCGTTAATGACCTTATTAAAGAGCTTAATATAAACACTAAGGAGAATAAGGATAAGCTTAATAATGAAGAGTTTAATTTACCAAAGGACAAACTAGAAGACTTTGTATTGAGTAGTACTGGGAAGCTCGTTACACAAGGGCTTGATATTGTCGAAGGGGTAAAGGAATATGTTATGAACAACCCGGAAAGCCGAGAAGTTCAAGCATTAGCAGAGGCATTAAAGGCCGTAGCTAGTGCCTTGTCGGTTGTTAAGGATATTCACATTACACAGGTAAGAAGAGAAAGTGCAAAGGAATTAAAAACCATGGAAATAGAGGCTAGAAAAGAAATTAAACAGGAAGAAAATACAACCAAACTTTACATTACACGGGATGAGATTTTTAGGAAAATAATGGAAGATGCAAAGACTATAGAAGCAGAAGCCATTAATATCAATACAGCTACGCCTTCAGCACTCCCTGAGAAGTCAGAGAACTCGTAACATCTTTTAACTGATTAAACAATAAATCTTGATTTAATTTGTTACCTTCTACGTCAACAGTAATGTTTACATTAGGAACAAACTGTAAATTATTAGAAGATGATCTAGGATTATAGTTTATGTAATACAAAATTACATTGTAAAGCTCTTTAAATTCTCCTTGTATTTTTTGTTGTATAGTGGGAGCAAGTTGTTTCATTCTTTTGAAATGCTCTGTATCAGGTATAAGGTTTTCCCCTTGAGCTTTAGTATTACTTTCTACTTTGTTCTGAATGCTTTGAATGTTTTTTCTAAACACTAGATTAGTTTTTTTACTTAATTCAGAGTGTAAAAGTAAAGTGGCTGGGCTTATCTTATTTGATAAAGTAGCACCATATCTAAAAGGCGAGAGAACAGATTCGCTATTAATATCACTAACAAGTTGTAATGAATCATCGAGATAGTTTTCTATTCTTGCTAAGCTTCCCATACAATCACTAAAGGATTTGTAGAATGTACCTTCACCTATTTTTATTCTTACTTGATTTTTTACTTCATCTATCGCGGTATCAAAAGTTTTTATCCAATTAGCTGCAAATTGAGGAGACATTTTTTTCATCTGACCATCTAAATCTGCAAAAAAATCTCTTTGCGCCGTAATTACATCGTTTTGAACTTTAGTTAAATTATATTTTATACCAGTTTCTAATTCTTTAGAATAACTTTGAATAGTAGATAAAAAGTTACTTGCTTTGTTGTAAAATTCTTTTTTGTAAAAAAGATTAATTTTGGTGAGAAACGGATCGATTGTTTGATTATTCATATGGATTGTTGAGTGTTATTTGATTTGTCGTGTGTATAGGTTTTAACACCTATAATATTATTGTAGTAACTACCTGAGGCAAACACATGTTCAACCGTTGTTGTCAAATACATACCTAACGATTTATTATCAAACTTATTGTCTGGGTAATTATCCCCTCTTGAAATTGTAAAAAATCTTCCTGGAGATCTTGCAACATTGCCTCTACATTTAAAAGATATAGCACTATTTAAAAACAAACTAGATATTAAAAATCTATTTCTACCAGAATTAAGCCGTGCGTTAGAGTCTCTATTTGGATTAAATTTATTTACTACCACTTTCTTATCCATAAAAGTTTGATTCATAGGCAAATTCATACTCGGTGAGCTATTTAAACCCCCTTTTTGAGTTCTAACAAAAAATTGCTTGTAAATTTGAAGATTTTTTTCAATATTATTTTCTTTAATATCTAAGCTAAAGGTTTTTTTGTTAACATCATATCCATGCACAATATGAGAAGTTAAATTATTAACTACGTCTGTGGGTGAGGGATCAACAAACTGAAAATTATCAACCGTAACATAATCAGGCATATCCAAAGAAAAAGGAGAGATAGGGGATCTTCTAATTTTATCTAAAGAAGAAGAACCGGCAGTCATTCTTCCTATTATAAACTGCTCGGTTAAAAGTGGCCCGCCAAGGTTACTTTCACCTAAATAACTATTTTTAAAAAATTCAGTAATTGGCACTAATGACCATTTATCTCTATCTTTCATGAGTAGTGAAGGTGCATACTGATTAGACGCATCACTAACATGGTTGTCGAGCAAATAATGTAAATCATCTATTGCTTTATATTGAGCCGGGCTACTGTAAAATATCTTGGTTCCTCCTTTATCCCATTTACTTTCTTTGAATTGTAAGTTATAGTCTACTAAAGTAGTTTCAAGGAGCTTTTTTATTGCTTCACCTGTATACATACTACGTTCTTCATTCCCAGTACCTTTAGAGAATTTTCCTGTACTGAAATACGAGCTTTTTTCTTTAAGCATAAAATATGCATAGTCATGAAAATATAGCTTTTTTAATTTAGAATTGTTATCGTAAATCAATTCCTCATAGTCATAAACTGAAAATACATAATTTAAGGATAGATCCGTGACCTTATTAGGTAATTCATTTTCTATAGAAGGCTGAATACTAACAAGTAAAAAATCTCTTCCATCTCCTCTAAAATTATAACTGTTAAAATTGTTACTTACAGAACCATCTAAATCGTTACCAAGGCTGTTAAATCCCTCTAGGGTATTAAGATCATTATTAAAAACTATATGACCTTCTGCATAAAAATTTGTCATTCTTTCTACAATTCTAAAATCTGAGATAGCAGAAAAATTTATACGAACCATATCTCCATTTGTATTGAACAGTGTTACGTTAAATTTATAACGGTTATCTGTAATAGTTACTATAGAGGAATTTTCATTATCGATTCCTAAATTTTGAATTAGTGGGTTAATCATTTTTTAAGCTGTTGAGTGATATCGTCTAGTAATTGTGGAATAAATTTAGGCTTAATTATATTAATTTTAGATCCAGCAGCGGGAAACTGTATAGGGTTAATTATGTTATTGGCTAATACAATCAACCACCACAAATTCACAGTTTCATACTCATCATAACTTATAACTGTCCATGGTACTGATTTAGTCAGAGTAATGGTATAAAAGGTACCAGCGGCTAAAGGAGTAGGAATGTGTATACTATTAAGAATATTATAAAATAAAAAATTTTCTGTTTTATCTTCAGTTTCAACAGGGTACATTCTAAAAATATTCTCATACATATAGTTTGATATTTGAGGTAAAACCTCAAGATCATTATGAAAAAATCCAATGGTAGATAAACCTATCATTTAGGTGCAGCTCCCGGGGTACCATTAAATAAACCCAAATCTCTTAGTTCAGAGGAAACTCTATCTGTAAAGATGTCCGGGCTTAACGTATCAAGCATTGATTGCTGAATATTAGTTCCAAAAGACGCCAATGTACCTGCTTCATTAAACTGTCTTACGTTAGTCACAGAAATAACATTGTATTTGTCATAGAGCATAGAATATAAAAAGTTCTGAGATTCTCTGGTCAATGCTCTCAATCTAATAGTGACATCATACGCTTCTGGTATCTGTGTAACTATTTTTAAAAGACCAGAACCGTAAGGAACAGGAATTTCCATGGTTCTTACAGATCCTAAAAATGAAACTTTCATCTCTTCTATGTAAGCATAAGGGTAATATCTAGTTCCAGGCATACTCACCTCATAAATTACCGGAGGATCAACTAGATCTCTACTTCTCCTGTTAGGTCTATTTTGATACATTAGCATGAATAGTAATTGCCAATTCTTACAAACATCGTAGTAATTTGACCACCCGGTGTTAACAAGCGGGAAATTAAAGGATATAGCTTCACCAGTATCCGTGCCAAAATCAAAAAATTTAGGTTTTTCTATATAAATGCCAGGTGCAGACATATCAGCATAGGCCCCGAAAGTAGTTGCAAGCTGAGGCAGGGTGTTAGAAAACATATCGTAAAGATCTCCCAATGGTCCAATAACTTGTTTTGGATCTATCATCGGGGTATTACTAAAAGAATTTTGAATATTATTCCAGTTATTAACAAAATAAGGAAACCTGTACATTATATTGGTGTCTTGAGTTAAATACAAGCCTTCATAAGCAAGAAGATACTTACTGGCTAAACTATCAACATCTAAGTTTATTCCAAAGCCTTTTTGAAGAAAATTTAATCCGAAATTTGCAATCCCTGTAATGCCTGATAATACCCCACTACCGCCTACAGCAGCCCCACCAAGCATTCCACCTGCTCTCAAAACACCTGTTATTAACTCTGGTGCTGTAACAGCGGTAACAAGTCCCAGAGGACCGGCCCGGGAGACGAGCGCTCTAGCCGCAGGTGTAGCAGCTTCTGATAAAAACTTTCCTCCAAGCTTATCTACAGCGAAGGCACCCAGTAGTGAATCTGCTACTAACCCCATGAAAGGGTTAGCATCTTTTAGTCGTTGTAGGCCTGCTGCTGCATCTGCTGTAGAACCCTGCAATGCTAGACCGTAATATGCCGCTTGGGCAATAAACGCATTAGCCCTCAATCTCTTTTCTTTTAGTCTTATCTCCGGTATGTCTGTTCTGCCTCTTAAGGGGGTTGTTGTCCAGTTAAAATCATTAATAACGTCAAATAGTGAATAACTACTAATATTATTTTTTATGTTACCGGCACCGCCTGTTGAAGTTTTTATAGCATAAGAGCTACCAGGTACTAGTCTTGGCGCTCCAGTACCGTTCCCTCTTATACCGGCCTGATAATTTTCAGAAAAGGAATAAAGTTGTGGTAATTGCTTCATATAGTAAATCCTGGGTAAGAACCTCTAGTATTCTTTATATCAATTATATTGCTCCCTGTCTGGTTTCTAATTTCATTTTTATAGTTATTTATCATACCAGAATTAATGGTATTGGCACCATTACTTTTACCTGCAAGCTGGGTATTAATTGTCGATCCTCCTTGAATCCCCGGTATCATAGCAGCTATTTGATCTACAGTACCCTTTACACCTTCCATAGATACTCTAATTTCTTTTAAAACCGTGGTAATAGATTTTACAACTGCGTCTAAATTAGTATTAATTGCTTTTAATGTTTGTTCTGAAGGAGATGTAATTTCAGCAGGGGCTTGAGTAATTGGAATATTAAATTTTGATGCTAATCCTGGTAATGTAGGTTGTTGACTGACATTAAAAATGTTAGATGTGACTGCTCCGGTTTCATTAGCTTGACCTGCAAGACCCTGAGATGTCCCCGCAGAGGGTTGAGTTGGTAATTCTTTCTTTAACCCAGATAAATTTTTAAAATTATCTATCATAGCTTGAATTACATCTATTTCCCCATTCTTTAAATTTGCATTAAGAGGAAGACTGGTAGCCGCTTTAGGTTCATTACCTGGTAATACGGGTTGTTCAGGGGCAACAGTATTAGATTCTGAAGCAGGCAAAGTTAAGTTGTTAGCTTGAGAAATCTCTGGTTTAGGTTGTACAGTTTGATCTGTTACAGGTAAACTCTTAGAAGGCTCTTCAAACGCTTTGTGCATGGGATGTTCTAGTAAATTATCTACCATTTTATCTATATTCTTCTGTGCCGGTTTGTTGTCTTCTGCTATTTTTAATGGTTCTTTTTTAACTGGTTCCTCTACAATACTTGGTGGCTCAGCTAAATGAGCCGTTTCCATTTTTAATCTTTTATCCAAATCAGTTATATCAGGGACATCTAGCTTTTTAGGCTCTACAACTACCTGTGGGTTGTTTTGCTGTTCTATAGGCTTTTCTGCTTGTTTGGTTATTTGCTCTGGCTTTACTTCTACAGCTTCTTTGACTGGCTCTTTTACAGGTTCTACAATTTTTTCTATTGTCTTTTCTCTTATTACTTCTGGTTTGTTGGGTTCTACAGGCTTAACAGGCTGTTCTGGTTTAGAGTTCTCTGTAATAGAGGTGGAAGTATTATTATTGATGTCTGTGCTTAAAGGTATAGATTTAGCCGCGCTACTGGTTGTAATGTTTAATTCTGATTCTGCAGGTTCTTTTGATACGGGTGCCTGTGGGGTATCAGCAAGAGGGGGGTTAATTACCTCTTTAGCTCCCGCTTCATCTTTTCTAAGCGCTACATTTACCGGTTCAATTTTTTTAAATTGAACTTTGTTAGCTCTTTTCTTAAATGCAGTTTCAAACTGTTCTAATTCATCTATACTTACATCTTCTAAATCTTCTCTAGGTACACCATATAATTTAGAATACATATCTTTAAAAGATGATTCTGCCTTTTGTAAATTGTCTACTGAATCGTTTTCCATATTACAACGTTACAGCCTCCTTCTCACTATTAAAATTGTTCAAATATATATCACACTCAAACGGGGTAAGATTATTGATTGAATTAAGATCTATTCCTAATTTAGATAATAAAAAGTATTTTTTCTTATAAAAATTTTGTGCATAAGGAATAAAAATTGCTTTTAAAAAATCAAATAATGTGTTATCTATAATATCAAATCTTACTGAATAAAATTCTTTGAGATTCTTATCATTTTTAAGAATATGTAAAGTATTATAAAGACTTCTATATTTTTCTAAATGCTCTTTTAATTCATTTACTACATCCACAGGAATACTGTTAAAGAATCTTATTTTTTTATCTGTAGAAAATGCCTTAGGATAATATTTTTTATTATTCATATATACTCTAAAGATGTTTTCAAAGATATAATTTTCAGTATATAAATCTTTGGATGTTTTAAATTCTATTTTTAAATCATCTAATTCTAATGTGGGTATTTCGTCCATTCCAATTTCAGATAAATTTGTTAAAGTATCAAATAAGCTAAAAGAAGCTAAGCATGGATTATTTTGTTGATCTTTTAAATTATAATGTAACATACTAGAGATAGAACTGGCCCTTAAAAACGTCAATATAAACCATTTATCAAATTTTGTTAATTTAGAATATATTTCTTTTTGAACTAAATTTTCTAGAACTATTTCATTGAATACAGAATTAATATTCTCATTATCTTCATTTAGCATATATTTGGTTAATACTTCCAATTGATACATTTTTAATTCTGCTAATTTAAAATAATTTTTTAAGCTAGGAACCCAGCAATTGAGATAAAAGCTATTCATTAAAAGAATCCAGCAGGGTTAAGAACGCGAGTGGCAGCGTCTTGTAAAGGTGATACTTGGGGAGTATAGCTACCATTAATAATGCCGCTGACGTTGTTAATAATATCGGCAAGAGGAAAATACATACTGTTTTCTACTGTATAATTTGTGTACGCAAAATTTACATCATAAATTATTGCTTGGTCTGGCTCTCTGTAATCTAAATTTATATTGTTAATAAGTGTAGGTACACAATTATAAAACTTATATACTTTTCTAGGTATTTGGCTTATGTTTTGATAGCTTCTCGTATAGCAAAGCAGTGTAATATTACACTTAATATTTCTGTAATCCTTTTGACCAGGTATATCGTTTGGGTATGCAACCATTCCTAAATGGCTAGCCAAAATAACCCAAGGCCTGAATACATTATCTACAATACTAGTATTGGTTTCAAGAAATCCTAATCTTAGTGGCGTTTGCGAATATCCTGTTCTATTTTCTGACATAACACCTTGCACAAACCCTCTGCTTTTACCGGTAGTACCAATTGTTATGTCTCGAGTTGTAAAGGTTTCCTGGGGTATCATCGCAGTTTGGGCGAACACACACCCAATAACTTTTTGAAATGGAAAACTTGTTAATAATATTTTTGCTTGATCAATATCATACCCTCTCTTACCTCCATCTGTTCGTTCCAATCTTTGTAATAGTTGAGAATTTAGCGCTCTCGGAAAAGAGTCAATAACTGCGATCCATTGCGATTGTAAAGGTATACTTGTAAGCCAGCTTTGAAGTTGAAGTAGGAAATAATCTCTTGTACTGATTAGCGGTACACCGGGTATATTAAAACCCAGTAAATTAGTAATTTGAGGTTCAGATAAAGGGTTAGTACCGCGGCCGATACCTAAAACGTTATTAGTAAGACCTTGAAAGGCATTAGTAATAGGGTTATTCATCCCTATTATTTATAATACAGATTTAATTATGACTTACGAATGAAGTAATGATATGCCAAACCAACATCAAATGTAACGACATCACCCTTACCACTAGAGAAATCATACTTAATACCACCAACTTCTCTAATACTAACACCAACAAGCTGATATTGAGCTACTTTTTCCATCTGTGAATCTAGTTGAACTAAGTCAATAGTGCTAGATTGGGTAGGTGTAAAATAGTTACCAGTGCTGTTAGTATCATTAAATGTATCGCGAGTCCAATCTTCAAACTTCTGTCTAAGATTGTTTTTAGCATCATTATAGAATGTTAATTGATAGTTTGCACTGTTGGGGTAGTTTACAACACCTGGAATATTGAAATTTAACCCCATGTAAGTTGTTGTAACATTATTAATGGCACGCGCAGGTAGAGAAGCAGATCTAGCATACACTAGATCATCTTCACCAAATGTCTGTGTTGTGCCGCCTGGAGATATACTAAGCACTCTAAAATGAATATCGCGTTGAAAGTCACGCGCAGAAGCTACTCTGTAAAAATCAGCAATTAATTGTTTTACGGCTGCCATAATGTATTATTTATTCTCCATTATATTTTACGCTAGTAACTCCTGGAAGTTTTGACTTGTACGGGTAGCATAGAAGCTTACCAAGATAAACTCTGCTGTGCGTACTGGCTTGAGGTAGATGTCCACCTTTAGCTCATTATTGTCAATTACATCAGGTGTATTGTTACGCTCATCACATATGATAAGGTAGTCATAAACACCTTCTGTATTCTTAGCATTTTCAAAGATTGGTGTAATTGTATTTACAACTTGGGTACGCGTAAATAGTGTGTTAGGTTCAAACACGAAGTATTTAACCGTATCGCGTGTTGCAATTTCAAGATTTAAGAACAATCTACGCACATTAATACGATCAAACGCACTAGGTTTCTTTAAAAGTGTTTTCTGACCGTATATTACAAATCCTTCTACAGGGAAGAAAGCAACTGGATTTAAGCCAATCTTGTAAAGTTGATCTCTTTGCTTCATCTTTGGATATACACCAAGATCATTAACCCCTACTAATACCCCACGAGTAAACCCAGCAGGGGCAAACCATGGCTGGAAGTTAGCATCTGTATTCCCCATAGCAGCAGCTGCAAAGCCACTAAATGGTACCCAAACTTGTCTATTTGTTACTGGATCTAATACTTGAGCAACATTGGCGTATGTACAAGCATAGCTGGTATCGGTTAGTCCAAACTGATGTCTTAGCGGCCAGTAAATATGTTGACTAAAGTTAGTATTTGAAAATCCAGCTGCAGATGGATTTGGATCTAAACCAGCATTTGGACCAAATAGCTTAGCTGTATTGATAATCTTATTATTGTCACCCTGGACAAAAATGTGTCTTAAGGCATCTAGAATAACCAAGAAATCTTTTCTTTGATTTTGAGCTTGATTAACAAATATACTAGCTACTGCATTGTAGTTAGCTCTAATAGCCAAGCCTTCTTCAGTAAGATTTTCACTGTTTGTTGTGTAAAACGCGCTTAATGCATTAAATGGTGTATTATCAATGTACGGACCGCACGCAGAAAGAGGTTTTCCAGCAAGTACTGATTGATTTGCAACATGCGCAAATATACTACCTAAGCCAGCTTCACAAGCAATATTAATTGGATGAAGATCTGGGTTTTCGACTAATTCAAACACTCTTTCAAGTTTTTGAGGTAGATTGCCGATGTCTTTATTAATAGCAATGGTATCAGTATAAACACCGAGGGGGAACAAGGAGTTTGTTGCACCGTTATCTGTTAAAGCTTGTTGTGCGTCTGCTGATGCAACACCAACACGGGTAATGTAGCTTGTGTTAGTATCTACAAAGCCAGGTACGTTGAAAGGTGATACTAGTCTTGGAGAGAGCATTCTTACCTTCTTCGTAGGAATACCATCACCGCCAAGCCATGTTGTACGGTTTTTGTTACTCAAGAAAGGATTAACAAGAACTCTGATATTGGGTGAGTTTTGAGTGACGCTACCTAAGAAAAAGCTCTTTGCTGGTCCACCATTAGAATCAGCAATTTGTCTGTGATAGTCTAGTGAACCGACATAGCTCTCAGTAAGAACATAATCAAGAGCAATTACATCGGGTGAGAATACAGATTGACGTAGTTTAAATATTCCTAATGACAATGTATCGTCGTACTCACGGGGGCTTAGATCGTAGTTAGAGATATTTTCCATTACTTCGCTAACGCTTGTACCGTCACCAAACTTAGTTGCACTTAGGGCAAAATTTAATCTAGGTCTTGGAATATTTACGTAATTATAAACTGCTGTACTATTTGTACCGATACCCTGTACACCTAAAACACCATCAAAGGGAGTAGCAGGGTTGTTATTATTGTTATCAGTTAGTGCAACATAATAACCTTCAAACTTGTTGTTAACAGAAGTTTGAGATCTATTTAAAATAATTAGCCCCGCGCCTCCTAGTTTATCAAAAGTAAACGAAGGGGGTGATGTTAAAACTGTACTCGGATCATCAACCCAATTGATATCATCGTTTAATAAAGCTTGATATTGTTCTATGCTTAATTCAAGATGAGTTGGTTTTCCAAACATGTAAACTGTATTTTCTGATAAACTCGTATTGATAGTGCCATAAGGCGCGGCCGGGTAAACTAAAGCACTGTATTTCCATTCTGCAAAACCTTCACCTTTAGCAGTGCCGTAAGGTAGTCTGGAAACCTTTAGTTGAACTGGTGACTGTAGAACAGCCTTTACTGTATGGTAGAAATATCTTTCAGCCGCATTTGTTGGTGTACCGTAAATTTGTTCAAATTCGCTAATACTTGTAGGTTGAAGTACTTCGTCAACAGGTCCTTGATTAGAAAACCCTGTGATAAAAACACTTGTACCTTGATTAACAACTGGTCTTAGTGTTAAATCTACTTCTCTAATTTCTACACCTGGACTTTGTATTGTTCTTGCCATATTAGATTAAACCTCCAAGAGAAACTTTTTGACTCATATCATTTATATTTATGTGTTGTGCTGCTAACTTTTACAAAATTTTTATTCTTTTTTATAAAAGTGTCATCTTTAACTGATGATAAGCAAACTGAAAGCCACATTCCATTTCATTAGGGTCTCTATCATTATAATTAACACCCTCTAGACCTATAGGAAACGAACGAATATAGTCAAATTTTACTGTTCTTTTATTGTATTCGTCCAAGCCATATATAGAGATGTCTGTCATATATTCTGGTGTATTAGAGTCTATATTAGGGTTTTTTGGGTCAAAAATACCTGTTGTGGCATTATTGAATATATCTAGCCATTTGTAAAGCACCCAATAGTTGTTAAATTGATTATCAACTGTAAAGCTTACCTTAAGACTTGGAAAATCTGGTCTTGCATAAGAAGTTACCTTGAGTGTTTGTCCAGAATAAGGAAGTAAGACCGGTGGAACCTCTATAGGAGGTGCAACCGCACCCCATATACTAAACTGTAAAGTATTAAAATTTACTACGGAATTTCTTCTTGCAATCTCTGCAACTTTATCTTTTAAAATTGTAGGAATGGTTAGAACCAAAATAAATTTATCCCTACGCTGCTTGTTAAAAGGGCTTTGAAAAATTGGAGTCTGATTTACAGGGGTCGCCACGGATTATTTATACCTTTACTCGGATCTCCCGGAAAATACCACCCCTGTTGTCTTAGGTCTTCTATTTCTGCATCTACAATTGGCATCTTGTCATCCATTACAACAGGTAAAATACTATTGTCGTTATTTTCTAATTTTTCATTTGAGTATACGCTAAACGGACTTATTACGCCTTTAATACCGTAATCTAGGCTCTTAATAACTTGTGGCCTGTCACAAGCGTCAAGAGATACAACATCAAAATATCTAACACATATTTCATTTTCCAATGCCATTAACGCCCATATTAATGCCATCACTCTATCATCCCAACTATCGGATCCCGGTCTTGCACCCCACGTATTATTCGGGTATCTAATAAAACTTTTTAATTCTCTCAAGGTATACGTATCACGAAGCTTTACAGCTTTAAGCTCGTTAACCCAATATCTCATATTCATTACCCCTCTATATTTGGTATTGGTATGAGAGTATATTCCTAACCGTTTTATTTTTTGAATATTATTTTCACCTGCTTTTGACCCCCACGATACTATATTTTCATATCTGTGAGTAAATTTTAATTGCTCTACTACTTGTGCACCACAACTATTTCTTTCTATTAATACAGGGGGTCTGCCCCATTGATTCAAAACTTCCAGTAATTTGGCCGTAAACGAAAAAGGAATTGTATCTCTAGTATGATATATTGCTACCTGCTCTATAGACGTAAGATCTGTAACATCCAAAATTTGAATTACACTTGCTGCCTCTCCGACCCCCTCGCTGATATCAACCCCAACTACATATAATCTTTCTTCTTTAGGTTCTTCCCAAACCAAATATCTACCCTCATCAAATATAAATTCTGGCTCTCTTATTTCCCGGCTCAAAACCCCGAAAAGAGCTTCATCTACTGAACTTTCCCCTCCATGCAAAAATTCATTTCCAAACTCTTGTGCAAACGCCTCCTGG